AACGGTGTCTGCCGTACTGGTGCCATCGGGGGCCGTGGCGTTGTTTGCCGTTACCGTCGCGCTGGCCTTGACCCAGTACGCATTGTCAAAGTCCTGCGAGTAGAGCGCGAGGTTCGACAGGATGCTGGCGTTCGACTTCGTCCACGCGGCGTTCTCGAAGTCCTGCGAGTACGTCAGCAGGTTCCGCCGCCACGACACCTTCTCCGGCGTCAGGTCGCTCGGGTCGTACCACACCCCCTGCTCGCCACTGGCGAACAAGGATCGCGGATTGAACCCATACAGGCCGTTGTTCGGCACCCGGCCATAATCCGTCAGAAACCCATCATACGGCAGGAGCCCGCGATCGTAGACCAGTCCGAGATCGCTGATGTTCTGCGGATGCATAGCCTACCCGTTGTGAGAGCCGACGATCGCCGTCACCGCAGCGCCCGTCCCAGACAGCGCCGTAATGTTGAGCCGCATATACCGCCACGCCGCATCCATCGCTGCCCCGTCCGTCGCCGTCGTCGTCCCAGACACGGCCAGCGTGGTGAGCGTGATCCAATTCGTTTCGTCATTCGAGATCTGCACGACCACCGTCGTCGAGACCGCCCCGGTCCCCGACACCGTTACCTCAATCGTGCGCCGGGTGCCCCACGGCTGGAAGATCTCGCTCGTGCCCGTCGTCGTCCGGGCATTAAAGACCGTCAGTGTCTTGACCTGCGACATGTGCCCATCTCCCTGCTAGAGTGATTCACGCCTCCCCCCTCGGGGACACGCGCCCAACCACCGCCTACTTCTTCTTCTTGCCCAGCGCCTGCCGCGTCTTCCGCGGCGTATGCGCGATCATCTTCTTCGCTTCAGCCTTCGACAGGCCCGGCACCTTTGCCGTGCCGCCCGCGACCGCGTACATCAGTCGCATCTGCGCCTTGCTCTTGAGTGGCATGTCTTACCCCACGAAGGTGTCAAGTTCGCGCAGCTGGGGCTTGGCGGGGGCTTTCGCCCCCACCTTGCCCGCTGCCCTGCTCGCCACCGGCTTCGCGGAGGCCACGACTGGCGCGTCGATCCGCTCCATCCACGGGTAGAGCGTGGCATCCTCGGGGATATCGAACTCTTCCCCTTCGTAGACCCGCCGTTCACCGTTAAACGCCACTGGAGCAGTAATCCGAACGCGCATGTCGTGACCTCAAGCCAAGGGTGAAAGTTACGCCTGCACCGAGAAGCCGGAGGCGTAGTACACGTCGCCCTGCACCATCGAGAGCGGCGTGATGAACGCCGTCACCGTGATGGTCGGCGTCGTGCCAGACACATCGACAAACCCAGCAAGATGCGTCGCGGTCGACGCAATCGCCTGACCGGGAATCGGCAGCACGATCCGCTTACCAGCCGGAAGCGTGTTGCCAGCAAGCGCCGGAGTGGAGACCAGCGTGACGGCACCCGTCGTGCCGTTCGCATTGGTCGCCGTCCGGACAGCGAACGCGTAGGTCTCGTCAGTGGCCGTGTAGTCCGCCGCGACATCGACCTGAAACACCAGCGCGAGCGTCTCGCCGATGCCGACATCGAGCCCGGTCTTGCCGAGAGCAATCGTGTCGGTCGTGGCCGCGTCAGCCGTGATGGCCTGCGCGTCCGCGAGAAGGAGGTTACGATCAGTCACCATGTGTGTATTCCTCAGTGTGGAAAGTCAGAGTTAGACCGCAGCTTCGTTCTCGACGATCTGATCGACCGTGCGAATCGGAATGCCACGGAACATCGAGGTCCAGACGCCGTCGACGACCTGATACGACAGCTGCCCGCCGACCTGCACGCGCTCCTGCCGCTGGATGTCGAGGTACTGCGCGACCGTCCGGTTGCAGTAGAAGGCCGCACGCCCGGTCGAGAGGTTCGGGATGCGGTGGAGCGCCTTCGTCATGAACTTGGTCAGGTCAGCGTCCGAGGACTCGGCGACAAGGTTCGAGACGTCGATCGAGCCGATGCGGACGACATAGCGCCAGTCACGGATGTGCAGGCCCATCTCCCACTCGTAGTGGTCGCGGTAGCCCTCCATCAGCGCCCCGCTCACGCCACCCGCGTTCTCGATCACCTGCAGCCCGTAGTCGGTGTGCTTGAGGCCCGCGGTCGAGCCCTTCGGGTAGATGCCGTGGCAATTGTCGCCCCACACCACGAGGAAGATCGAGGTGTTGTCGGTGCTGGTGCCCGCGGCGTCGAGCACGTTCTGGCCGGTCGGGCCCGTCGGCGAGGCATAGCGCGGCGCGAAGCCGGTGAACTCGCGCTCGTCCGTGGCGCTGTTGCCATAGAAGAGCGTGCCCACCATCTCCTGATTCATCGCCTCGATGAACGCCGACGCCTCGGAGAGACGCCACGCGGCGGTGTTGCCGTTCAGGTCCGCCGCCTTCTTGTCGATCTCGCTCCACGCGTCGAGGATCGCCGTCTGGTCCTCAAGCTGGGCGGTGGTCGACTTGGTCGGGGTCGTACCCGCGTTCACGCGCCGCCACGACACGCCCGGGAGCGTGGTGCGGGCGGTCGAGCGCATACCGGTCGGGAGGTTGCCCTCCTTGAACACCATGTCCTGCAGGACCGGGTTGCTCTGCGAGAGCAGTTCGGCGATCGCCGCAATCTTGCCATCGGGGTCAAGGCGCTTCGCGACGTCAAGCAGCGTCGGGCGCAGCGTAGAAAGTTCAGCCATTGGAAAAAATCCTCAGTTTACAAATTGGAGTAAATGCGCTCAGCCAGTGTCTTGGGCTCCGGCTTGCCCACCTTGTCGGGCAACACCATCGCGTCCTCGCTGATCGCGTGATGAATACGGGCCAGCATCCGCAGCAGGGCCGGGCTCGATCCCAATCCGGACTCCTCGAGGAACTCCCGGACGTTCTCATCCCCGAACTTCTCCAGCACCCGCTGGCCCTTCTGGACCGACTGCTGGAGTTTCTCCGGCGAGCCCCCGATCTCGGGGTCCGCCAGTGCCTGCTTCTCCATCTCTTCCACCCGCGCCTTCCACATCGCACCGCCCTTGGCATTGCTCTCCAAGAGCGCCTGCTCGAAATCCGCGACCTCCGCGTGGAGCGCATCGACAATCGCCTGTGCCTGCTCGTCGGACGTCAGCGCGATCGTTTTGGCGAGTTCGCTGACGCGGTCGAGGGCCGTGCTGTCGAGAGGCGACTCGTCGGGCAGACTGAGCGCATAGGTCTCGGGGACCGTGGGCTCGCTGGCGGACGAGGTATCGGGGGACGACGTCAGCAGCGTGCCAGTGGTGGCCTCCGCCTTCGCCGTCTCGGGGGTGCCCTGCGCCGTCGCCGCCGCTGCCGTCGCAGTGGTGGTCGCCGGTTCCTGCGTGCCCGTCACCGAGCCGTCAGCGGTGGTGTCGGGGGTTGCTACGTCGGTCATTCCGAAGATCCTCGTTACGGGATTCCTGCATCATCAGCGGGATCATCGCCGCATCCGCGCTGTCAATCCACTCCATCAACTCGATCCCAATCTCGCGCCGCCCCTCGCGGTAGTGGATATCCGGGTTCGGCGCACGGATGCGCCCCCAGACGTCCGCCGCCGCAATGAGCCGCCAAAGCACGCGGCGACCACGACGGTCCCCGAGCACCCATTGCAGGTCGGCCTCCGCCTGCAGTTCCGCGGGATCACGGCGCTCCGCCATCACATCTCCGGGTACATGCGGTCCGCGATGCTGCGTCGCCCGCCGCGCTCCCGCATCTGCGCCATCCGCTCCCCGCCCATCGAGGCTCGGGTCGCGGCCTTCGCGCGGTCCATCATCGCCCCGGCCCAGTTGAGCCGCGTGCCCACCATCGGCACCCGCACGATCGCGCCCTCGCGGACGCCACGCATCGAGGCGAGCGGGCGCTCGATGTAGCCCCCCTCGTCATCGTCCCGCTCGAGGATCACACGGTCCCCCTCGATCCGGTCCACCGAAAACGTCACGGTCTTCTTCTTCTGCGTCGCCATTGTCAGACTCCCAAGAGTTCGTTCAACACCGACGGCTTCGACGTATCCGCCTTCGCCAGTCGCTCGATGGCCTGCGCTTCCACCGCGGCCTGCTCAATCTGCTGCTGCTGCTGCTCCGCCTGCGCTCGCGCGTTGCGGATATTCGCGACCTCTTCGTCGCTGCGGATCACCTTCGGCGAGACGCCCATCATGTCGCCGTACTCGTCGACCATCTGGTCCGCATCCAGCTTGTCGAGGACCGTCGGGTTCTGCGTGCCCTGCGCGAGGTTGGTGACGAACGCCGCGAACCGGTCGATGCCACCGATGCCCACCATCTTCTGGGCCGCGGCCATGATGCTGATATACTCGACCCGGAGCGGCATGCCCGCGAGCACCTCCGGCGGCTCCGGCAGCAGCCCACGCCGCGCCATGATCGCGAAGATCCGGTCGATCACCGGGTTGAGCAGATCCTGATTCAGCTGCTCGAGCACCGGCCCGAGCGCCAGCAGCTTCTCCTCGTGCCGCGCCTCGATCTCGGTCGCCGTCGCTCGCTGCGCCCGGGTGTCGTTGGCGATCATCAGGAACAGGTCCGCGAAGAACGCCGCCTCGATCCGCTGCCGCGCCTGTTGCTGCTTGAGCTCGAGGTGATTGATGTCCGGACGAATCTCCTGCATCGGCAGGATGCCTGCGCCCTGCACGTCGGGCACGAACGAGACGTCGTTCGGCGCGAACGAGAGGCGGCTCGTCTTGAGGCTGGCCGGGGCACGCATCGGCGGCGAGATGATCTTCTCGATCGCTTGGAAGATGCGCTTCTCCGCCAACTGCAGCTGCTTGATGTCGCCCAGCGCCGTCATGCCGGGGCAGTCGGTCGCGTAGGTGTCCTCGCCCGTGACCTCCCAGCGGGAGGCCATCACCGGGAACTCGTCGTACCCGCGCTTCTGCAGGAAGCCGAGCGGCTCGCCGTTGCGCCCGTTGCCGGTCTCCCAGTAGTACGAGGCGAACGGCTTGAACCGCGAGCCTTCACGCGTCGCGTCCTGCGTGGGGTTCGGGCCGACGTAGTGGCTGATGTCGATGCGGACCTCCAGCTGGTTCTGCTCGTACAGTTGCCGCACGGTCGTCGAGAGCGGCGTGGTGTCCACGCGCCCCCGCTCGTCGGTGCAGAACTTCTGGATGATCTGCCGCACCGTCATCTGGAACTCACGCGCGAACGCCCGGACGCGGCCCTTGTCGTCGTTCGCGATCATGTACGAGCCGATCGGGAACGCGAGGCATCGGATGATGTCCTCCTCGTCCTCCTCGATCGCCATGCACGCCGTGCCGAACACCCCGAGATCGGTGTAGTGGATCGGCAGGACGTTGTAGAAATTCGACCGCAGCATCACGGTGTTCATGCGCCGCGACGTCTCCGCCAGCCACTCCTTCACCGCGTCGAGATCGGCGAGCGAGGAGTCCGCGATCGTGAGCCGGAACCACGGACGCGCCGGGTTCGTGATGCCGCTCATCATGCCCGACGACAGCGTCCGCGCCGCGAACGTCGGCGTCGAGTCGATGATATTCTGGTTCCGGCGGTCGCCCTTGTTCACGTCGGTGACGAAGAACCGGGCGCGGCGCGGCTTGATGTACGACGCCAGCTGCGTCCAGTGCGGCTTGAACGACTCGCGCTCCTGCCGCATCTGCTGCATCAGATCCTCGAGTCGGCGACGCTCCTCGCTGAGGAGGATGCCACCGACGAACGGGATCGGTTGGACGGGGATAGTCATGACACCTCGCGGAGGAATTGCCGCTCGAAGAGGCGATAACCGCGGCGCTCCAGTGTGCGATCGCGCACCGGGCTGTCGGCCTCGAGGGTGAAGTTGATGAGGTCCGCCTCGTGCTCGAGCGCCCAGCCCTCGAACGCATCGAGGAGCTCATGCCCGGCCCGTGTGCCACGCGCGGGCGGCGTGACCCACCACCAGAGCTCGCTTGCGACGAGGATGTCCGGATTGAACGGGTGCGGCTGGAGGACGCCTGCGATCAGGCCGACGGGCTGCCCGTCGCGCTCGGCGATCGCTACGAACTGGTCCTCGATCAGTGTGCCCACCAACGCCTCCGCGTGCGTCTCCGACCCGAACAGCGATCGCCGTGTCCCGTATGCCGCCGCGAACTGACGCAGCTGGCCCAGCACCCACGGCACATCCGACTGCTCTGCCCGACGCACGACCGGAGCAAGGTGGGGACGCTCTACTGAATTGTCAATAGCCACATCCACCGAGGGAAAATAATCAGTCATCGCGCCGCGTACCGATCGTCGAACGGATCGTAGTCCACCGTCATGACGTTGCCGAGGTTGCCGAGCAGGCCGTCCGCCCGCGGCATGTCGGGCAGGGCGAAGGTCAGCGCCAGCGCGTCGGCGAGGTCTGGCGAGCGCCCGAGGCGGCGCTTGATCGCGTCCTTGTCCTCGAGCGCGACCTTGCCGTTCTTGAGGCCGTACATCGGCTGGGTGAGCTCCGGGACGAGCTCGGGGATATTCGGCAGCGCCCCGCCCCGCTTGACCCACTCCGCCATCCCGAACCACATCTCCGCGCGGCGGTTCAGGTAGCGCTTGTCGAGCGCGGGATCGCTGAAGATCACGGGCTGCGATGGCCGACCGATCGCGAGCAGGTTGTCGATGACGCCGTGCCCCCAGTGGCCCGTGTCGTCCACGAGCTCGAGCTCGCTGCCCCAGTTGCCAGCGATCGTCATGACCCGCGCCGCGATCGTGGTGGTGCGCTCACCCCGCATGACGTAGGGCCGGAACGCCGCGAGCCCCTGCCGCGGGAAGATGACCGTGCGATCGTCACCGAACCGCGCGACGTCGATGCCGAGCCGCTTCTGCGACCAGTCGTAGTCCGTGACCTTCGGGTTGCGCTTCATCGCCGTCCGGACCTCGTCGGGCGAGAGCAGGGTGTTGAGGCCACCCGGCGGGAACTGGCCGAGGATGTGCGCCATCACCCACGGGTTGTCGCGTCCGTACTCGCGGATCTGCTGCGTCGCCCACTCGCGATCGACGCGTTGCGACGCGTGCGGATCGTCCGGATCGCCAGTGATGCGGATAATCCGCCAGCCGCTCTCACGGGAGGCGATGGCGTACAGCAAGCCGTTCAGGCTGGTCGGGTTGCCGGAGGCGAGGATGACGCCGAACTCGGACTCCGCGTCGGACAGCACCTGCTCGGCGCGGCGACCGATCGAGGGGTGCATCTCGCCGACCTCGTCGAGGAAGACG